TCCCAGGAGATCCCGTTGGGGTTCACGACATAAAACGGAATATATCGCATCTCCTTTCCACCCAACATTGGAGTAATCGTCGCGCCGATTTGCTTGTCAAGTTCGTCATACAGCTCGACTTGATAGATTCCCTCGGCGTTCAGGAACAACTTCCTGTACACCTTGACGAACGACACATTAAATGGGTCGTTCGCGTCGACCGACTCGACAGATTCAGCCAACACTATCAGCGTCGGCTTGCCCATCGCATCCAGAAACCAATTTGTTATGGCTTCGGTAATATATGTTGCCAGCAATATGTCGCCACCAGTAACCGGACGGTCAACGAGGACGCCCAAACGACCCATGAGAATGGTTTCAACGAGAGTTTTCTGATACAACTCGGTCAACTGTATGCCTCCAGTATCCTCGAAGTACGATTTCATCTCGTCAGGATACTTTAACACTGGCTGACGGCTCATTGCCATGCCGACCAGCGCTGTAACGGTCTTCGCCGTGATCGAATAGAACAACGCGCGTTCCTTATACGCACGATATTCTTGGTCGGTCATTCCGCCCAACATCGGCAAATACTTCACACCACGAGCCTTAATGGCTTTCTGCCCTTTAAATGCGTCGCGGCACTGCTCCCAGTCACCACTGAATTCGGAATATTGCGGATGCACGCTCTTGCTGATTGTCATGATAGCTCCTAGAACCCAATTATCTTCTTCTCAGCTACCAGCCGAGCCGCTTGTAACATCTTATACCGAATCACGTCGTAGATATGATCCTCACCACTCGAATCGACGTCATCAATATTCTTCTCAGCTCGCTGCAGTGACGGCAACGTGCGTATTGTATGGAAACACGTATTGAACACATAAAAATGCGGTTTATCGCTGCGCTTTAGTGCGTTGAACATCGCCTGACGCAACTGAGCCAGTCCTATCACACGGCTACCTGGCGTCTTGTCAGACCGCACATATAGCACGCCTTCCTCAGCCATTATGTCAGCGATAGACTTTGATCCACTATCCTTGTTGAATATCGAACTATCCGCCGGTCCAGGTCTGACTCTGTTGCGAATGTTCTCATCCACCTCATATGTCTTAATCCGTTTCGCATGCTCCTTCGGGGGTAGCCCAAGGCCCTTCCGATACTTATCCGCGAAATATAGCTCACCTATCACAAACGTACTTCCTTCTGGGACACATCGCTCATTGCCATCACCATCTATGAACGAGCATCCGTCGCTCTTCGCGAACCAAATATTAGCCGCAGGAGCGCTCGACCCATAGTCATATCCCCTGTCGAGATGCCATGTCAGAGGTAGCTCAAACGGCTTGACTATGTGAGTAGTTGGACTCCACACGTCGCTCAACGCCCCGCCGGCTATGACATCCCAGTCTCCGTCAAGCATCGCTTGTATCAGTGGACTGTCGCCCAAGCCTTTGACTCGGTCAGCGTAGTCAGGGTCATTTTGCATCAACACCTTGTTGTCGGACAGCTTCGCCGGCACATACTCTCGTATCATACCGCCGTCTGACGCTTCAGCCCTAAACGGCACATTCGCACCGAAATCCACGAATCCGCTCTTGAAATAGTGATGACTCACCCCACCTGGGTTGGTGGCATACAGCGCCTTAGGGAATTTTCCCTTCCATTTCGCAGGGACCTTCAACGAACCCAGTCTAAGCCTCGACCGAAGAAACCTAACCATATCCTCGGTAAAGTGCGTCGCTTCATCAAGTATCAAAAACCCAATCTGTGCTCCCTGATACTGAAACACATCAGACTCATATTGGCAGTGTGCCAATTGTATCCGTGACCCATTCTTGAACGCGAACGAATAGTCGCTCTTACTGAACACCACATCGCCGTCTTCTATCAACGGCCGAAGCATCTCCAAAAACCCGCCAGGAGTATAGATATGATTCGACAGAACTTCCTTGAAAGTCCGCCTGAACAAATATGTTATCAGCCCAGGTATCTCCAACGAATATATGATCGCAGCGACTCTAGCCAGATAAGACTTCCCTCCACCAAGAGCGCCACCATATAGCACTTCATTTGCGGGAGTTATCATTGCTCTCTGCTGTTGAGAGTAGACTTTGAACTCAGTTGTCATATTGATCGTACTTAATTATCACGTTCAATCAATTCCATAATTGCGTTGTTGCGAATTGGCTCGTGCGACGAGGCTGCTTCAATGGATTTTGAATCAGGAATCACCTCATACTCACCCTCGAAGAGGGAGACAACTACACGGCGTTCTTCGACAATCTCGGCCTTGACTTCGACAGATTTGAGTTCTGATTCGACGTATTTGACAATTGTCTGGTGGCAGGAAAGACGTACTTTGACATCCTGCTCTTTGTCATTCGCAATTTCAGCGATAGCCATCAATGGATGATACTCAGGATGCCTTTCCTGAATCATGTTCAGAATTCGTTCACGCTGCGTCAATGGAATGAGATTAGCCATTGTGTGATTATATACCTGTTGGTCCCTCGTGTACACAAGAATTTTCGAGGATCCTCGAGGAGATAACTTAAGTGATCGAAAATAAAATATCGCACGTCGCTCACAAATTATCGCACGTCGCACTTTGCCCGTTTCCATTTGGAGAATTTACATCGCACTACGCCAATTGTTGGAATAACATCGCACTACGCCCGTCGCCGCAAGCGCTTCCAGAATTGAAAAAATTCCCCGGACAGTGAGCAGGGCCCCTGGGCCCCTTAGGGCCCCCATATTCGCATATTCGAATAGGCTACTATACTAATGCATGACGTGTCAACATATGACATCGCAACATCGCACGTCGCCATATATGACATTGCAACATTTGCGATTTAATGTATACCGTATACCATATACCGTATACCGTATTTCGTATACCGAATATAGTGATATATCGTTACAATTCGTTACACTTTACTTTCACACTTTTTCGTTTGTATCGGTAGAATAGATTTTGTAGCAAATGAAACAAAACTTCGATTCATAATGATTCACTTATATAAAGGAAACACATCATGGCCAAGAATGTCAAAAACGCGAATCCGGAAAATACCGTTCCATCCACAGATGGTTCAGCCACTCTGGAACAAGTCGCAGCTCTCGCTAATATGCTGCGAGACGAACTCGCTGCGGCAACTGTTCGGATTTTGGCACTCGAATCTGCTAATGAAGCAAAAGCAGGCCCGAAATCGGAACGAGCAATGACTGAAGACGACGCGCGTCGGATTTTGGCTCTCGGCGATCTCGAAGCCGCTGGACACAAAGAAGCTGCCGAAAAGCTCAATCTGAGCTACGGGCAAATCTACTCGTGCCGTAAGGGTTTCACTTTCAAACAGATTCATAAAGAAGTCGAAATGAAGCTGAAAGAAGCCGCTAAAGAAGAATAATTCAAGCCGGAACTAAATTTCAGGCCCTTCGGGGCCTGATTTTTCGAGGGCAATATTAGTTTATTCGAATATTCTAATTTAATTGCGTGCGCGTACGTGCGTATTAGCATATTCGAATATTCTAATTCCATCTGTCGTTCTGGCCTGCTCGTTCGTTTGACGTAGGCTAATACGCATGTCGCGTAATATGACGATCTGACGCATTCTGACGCATTTGGAGCGCATTTCCAAATGTCAGTCTGATAGCGCTAGAAACGCACCGGTCAGCCGACGACCAACTATGCGCAGCTACCACGATCAATCAAGTGATGACGACGTGGCGCATTCTGGCGACCCGGAGAGCGCTTCCGGACTGCTGAAATATTCGCCATCCGGCTCAACCGATACACAAATTCCCAACTCAATTCACCGTAGGTCCCGGAAACGACTCCCCTGGCTGAACCGCGCCCACCTGGGGCGACGTGCGTGGAACTTCGAGGCACGAACCCTCGACGACGCCGAACGCCACGAGGCGCGACGCCGCAGCGAGCGCAGACCGACGCCGAAGCGACGACCGAAGAGGCCCGCGAGGATCGAGCGAAGATCATCGGGAAAACGACTTGTCTGCTGAAATAGCGCTCCTCGAGGGAAAGTCGCCACATAGCGCAACGGATTCGTATCTCGTCTGATTCCCCCATCACCTTTGCGCTCAACACCACGTCTTGCTGAGTCGTTCAACTAGCACGATGTATCTACAGTATAAATTTTTTATTTAGCAAGATCCACAGATGGCGCATCGCACGTCGCTTACGCACGCGTAACAACGCCCGTCGCCCATTGCCCGACGTGCTATTACCTTCGTTACTCGTATGTCGTACGTTTATATGATACTTACTGGAAGACTTCCCGGGGAAACTTGACCCTACGTGAGTACGGCCCTATTTTTCACGTCCTGAAATCCACCACGCAATCAACCCACGACCGCCGTTGCCTACTTCATATATAACCAATGACAGCAGAATCGTCCAAAGAGACGATGTAGCGACGCCATATATGCATATGAATGCTGCAATGATCGTGAGTATGTTCACTTTATTTAAGCCTAAAGATTATGATGAAGCCTATAGCGACAATTAGTCGTACCATATGGAAGACGATTAGAGCTGCGACGCCCATCGCCACAAAGGTTACGTTTATCAGTGTCGTTATCCATTTCATAGATCTATTATACACCAAAGGCTAACCAATGTACACCAATATAATCACGAGCGTAGTGCGACGTGCATAGTACGACTCACTGTGGAGATCGCACGTCGCACGTCGCCAAGAGTACAGCTACGTAGAACTTATGGGAACTTGTATTTGTAGTATGGGGAGTGCTAAAATAGAAAAAGCTCGTCGTCCCACGCCCTGTTTTGGATCATTTTAGCTCTTGGTCACAGTGTTCGGAACTTGGCAACTTAGCCATAACAGCGCTTGTTATCGTAGACAGGGGTATCACTTGTAAGAACTTGTATTTTAGCTATGTTACCCCCCTAGTACATATAATTTATAAGTTATCGTGATATGCAAAATATGCCTTTTTTAAACTCAATCTTTTATATAATACAAGTTCTTTAAAGTTCTTATCTATAATAATAATAAAAACAAGAATTTATGGATAAAACTAAAGTTCTTAAAATTTCAGCGCTGAACTTAAGAGAACTCATTGGTTTGAGCTATTTTTGTCGTTTGAGGATCATGTCGTGGCAGGAGTTTTAAGTGACACTAATTTTGAGACAAAAGCACAGCGATAACGTTCCAAGAACTTGTTAAGAACTTGTTTAAACTTAAAGTACTTTACTAACAAGTTCTAGCCACAATGAGTTGTTATCGTAGAACTTGTAAGAACTTGTATTTTGTAGTTACTAGTAAACACTAATATACTAATGTCGATGTGGCATCGGGCGACGTGCGTAGTTCGTCTTGCAATCTCCATCTTGCGACGTGCGTTGTTCCTTCCACAATCTCTATAATCCATTGTGGCGACGCGCGTTGTGCCTTCTCCTACGTGCGTTACACCTGTCACCAAGCCATTCGCCCTACGACCATCCACAGCAGCTCTTGCAAGCTCGTTTTTACTATATACAAAGTACTAAAATGAGCTATCGGGACGTCTCCAGAGCTACCAAAACATATGTACACTACGTTATCGCTCTGTACCCTTCATACTTATATTAGTAGCTCTACGATAACACGTCAGTAAAGAGT